GCTGGACCACAGGGCGGCGGCACTCTCAATGGCGCAGCAATGAAAGCCGAAGCACAGGCACAAATGGACAAGTGTATTGAAGAGCTCAAACTGTATGTGGACGCTTCTCAACCATTGACATTCGTTATCGGCTAAACACTACTCGACAAACTATTGTAGTTCTGTTACAATCATTAAATGCACCTTATGATTGACCTTGAAGGCCTAGCAACAGGACCGGACACAACCATTCTTACTATTGCCGCTCAAACGTTTGATCCGTTTGGCACGGGCTGGTACGACAAACATTACTATGCCAGAGTCACTTTAGAAAGTCAGGAAAATCGTGCTATCGACAACGGCACAATTGCATGGTGGGCTACTCAACCCGACCATGCTCGAGAAGAAGCGTTCAACGAACAAGACCGTATTCCCCTGGACCAGGCACTAGACGAATTGGCCAAGCTGATCTGGCACTCAAAACTGATCTGGAGTCAAGGTCCCACATATGACATGAACATTCTTGAGCATGCCTACAAGAGTTTCAGCAAGCCTTTGCCCTGGAAATATTTTCAGGTTAGGGACTCAAGAACAGTGTTTAGTTTGTGGCCTGACCAGCCTATACCGATCACTAGCCACCATGCTCTCGAGGATTGTAGACGTCAAATTGGCATGCTACAAACTACACTAAAACATCTTGATGTCACAGAGTTAAAGTAATATCTTATCCTGGACATATTAGACTAAATAAAGTATGTTCGTTGATAACAAATATACAAAATATTATAATAATATAATTGTAGAAGCTTCATCTCGTAAATTAGATGAATATACAGAAAAGCATCACATTATACCGAGGTGTATGGGCGGAAGTAATGCCAAAGATAACCTGGTTATCTTGACCGCAAAAGAGCATTTTATATGCCACTTGTTGCTAACAAAAATGCTTACCGGCCCTTTAAAATATAAGATGGTCAAAGCGTCAATGATGATGGCTAATCGAATTGGCCCAGGGCAACAGCGATACAAAACCACGAGTAGGATTTACGAAATTTTAAAAACATCGTTACCACCTATGCCAGACAAAACCAGGTCGAAAATTAGTCAATCACAAAAAGAAAGATTTAAAGATAGAGATGGAACATTTTTGAACAGAACACATTCTGAAGAAACAAAAGAAAAAATGAGACAGTCTAGACTAGGCAAAAAAGACTCTCCTGAAGTTAAACTTATAAAATCTATAGCAGGAAAAAATAAACCCTCAGTCACTGATGAAACTAGAAAAAAGTTAAGTATTGCCAACAAGGGTCGTCCAGGGCTAACAGGAGAAAAAAATGGTTTTTTTGGTAAACACCACTCACTAGAACAACGCCAAAAAAAACGTGAAGAAAAACTCAATTCTACTAGACAACAATGTCCTCATTGTAGTAAACTAGTTGATCCAATGAACTATGCAAGATGGCATGGTGACAAATGTAAATTTAAAGGACAATAAATGGCAATTATAGCATTATGTGGTTTTATTTCAAGTGGTAAAGATACCATTGCAGATTATCTTGTGAATATTCATCAGTTTCGTAGAGAAAGTTTTGCCAACACACTCAAGGATGCAGTGAGTCATGTGTTTGGCTGGAACAGAGAACTGCTGGAAGGCCGTACCAAACAGGCCCGCGAATGGCGAGATCAAATAGATCCTTGGTGGGCAGAACGTTTAAAACTGCCCAAACTAACTCCACGCTGGGTGCTACAATACTGGGGCACAGAAGTTTGCCGACAGGCCTTTCACGACGATATCTGGATTGCTAGCCTGGAAAACAAACTGCGTAACTCCACAGATGACATTGTGATCAGCGATTGCCGGTTCCCCAACGAAATCCGGTCAATCAAGACAGCAGGCGGCATTGTGGTGCGTGTGACCCGTGGACCTGAACCTGCCTGGTATGATGCAGCCGTCAGCGTAAATCACGGACCCGACGGCAACTCTAGCTGGAGTATCAGCAAAGGCAAGCTGGAACGTAGTAAAATTCATGCCAGCGAATATGCCTGGGCAGGCACCAAGTTTGATGCTGTGCTGGACAACAATTCCACACTAGATCACCTGTACGAGCAGGTGCAGCAGCTGGTAACTCAACGATCAGCCTGAAGCTGGTTGGGAACCCAGGGTATATCAAGCCGTTTTACTTCTTCCATACAGTTCAAACAAACTGTACGTAAATTGTTCAAGGACACGTTGCGCATGTTTCCGTCCATGTGGCACACCAGCAACTGACCAGCGTATCGTGATCTAAAGCTGCATCTATCGCATGTGGCTTTTTTCTTGTAGCCTGCCTTCTTCCACAGGGCCTCAGGTGGCTTTATTTTTTTATTTCTTCTAATGCAGTGATCGCATTTGGTCCGATAGTGTACAACACCATCGCGAGTGTAGTTCACCGCTACCAAGCGTTGATTACAAGCAGCACATATGGGTCTCATGGTGTATTTACCACACAAACCTTTGCAAAGGGCAACGCAACACCACTGGTTTTGTCATCATCCGATAAATATCTACATAAGTTTTTAAAGGAGCCAAAATGGCACTAGTATCACCCGGAGTTCAAGTCACTGTAATTGACGAAACAAATTACATTCCTGCAGCCACAAACTCAGTACCTTACATGTTGATCGCCACGGCGCAAAACAAAGTTTCAGGTTCTGGAGTGGGTGTTGCAGCTGGCACACTAGCTGCCAACGCAAATAAAGTTTATTTGGTCACTAGCCAACGTGATTTATCAGCCACATTTGGCAATCCGTTTTTCTACAAAACCACAGTTGGTACACCAATCAATGGTTACGAGCTTAACGAATATGGTTTGTTGGCTGCGTACTCTGCCTTGGGCATCACCAATCGTGCTTATGTGCAACGTGTGGACATTGATCTTTCTGAGCTCACTGCCAGCCTGGTCCGCCCCACAGGCGAACCCAATGACGGCACATACTGGTTGGACACTGCCAACACCATCTGGGGCGCATTTGAATGGAACCTGACCACTGGTGCTTTTAGCAATCAAGTGCCATTGGTTATCACCAGCACTGCGGAACTGACCAGCGGAGTTCCTTCACAAGACTACGGCAGCATTGGCGATTACGCTGTGGTTGCAACCAACGTTGCCAATCCCATGTACTACAAAAATGGTGCAACAACCACAACTCAAACTACTGCTATTGCATTGTCGGGCTTGTACAATAACTGGGTCCTGGTTGGATCCGATGACTGGAAACTCAGCTACCCGACCCTGATAGGTGCCAATGCTGTGACTGTTGATTTAACAGCTGGCAACACCATGGTGATCAATGGTGCAAGTGTCACTGTTCCTGGCGCGCCCTACAATGATATTGATGGCCTAAGTGCAGCCATTAATTCTGCAAATATCACAGGAGTATATTCAGCTGTCATAGACAACAAACTGTGTTTGTTTGCTGATTCAACTGCTGTAGCCGACGGATCCACAGCCGACGATGGTATCATTGTGGTCAGTTCAGCTGGATCTACTGCTGGTCTGTTGACCACACTGGGGATCACTGCCAACGTGGCTACATATGCTCCTACTCTGCAGCAAAGTGCCAACTTCACTGTGCCACGCTGGAGAACCACAGATGATCAACCTCGCCCCACAGGCAGCGTCTGGAACAAGATTACCAGCAGCAATCTTGGAACCTCAATGGTTGTGAAAAAATATAGTGCTGCTCTGGGAGCATTTGTTCAACAATCTGCCACTGTTTATGAAAACGACTGGAATGCCAATGCTGCGCTAGATCCCACAGGCGGCGGCAAAAATATTCCTGCTGGCACAACTTATACACAGTATAATGTGGACCCAGCACCAAGTACAGTAAGTGCATATCCCTACAACAGCACCTATACTCTACAGGTATTTGAACGTAGTCCAGCTGGAGCAACAGTGATCACGGGCAGCACCAGTACACCTGTAGTGGCCAATGGCAATCAGTTTACCATTACCACAAGTATTGCAAATTCTACTTCTCTTACCAACACAGTGACCGTGACTGTGAATGGCAACACCACTGCTGATTTTATTACTGCTGTGAGTTCTGCAGGTTTTGCACATGTCAGTGCTGCGGTAGACAGTTCAGGTGCTATTGTGCTTACTCAAAACCAGGGCGGTACCATTCTACTGCAAGAAGTCACAGGAACTCCTGTGGCCAATGCTGGATTCACCACTAGCACCACAGGTTGCCGTAATATTGTAGATGGCAATGCCATTGAGTTTCTGCAACTTAGTGGATGGATTCCATTGGTTTACACTGCCAGCGCAGTTGCTCCAAATCAAGATCCAGCTGATGGCCGTTACTGGTATTATTCTACCACCAGCCAAGTTGATATCATGATTCAGAGTGGAACAGGATGGGTTGGATATCGAAACGAAACCAATGATGTTCGTGGTTACAATCTTTCTCTAACTGATCCAGCAGGACCACAAATTGCTGCCACAGCACCCACCACACAAAGTGATGCCACTGCGTTGGTGTATGGTGATCTCTGGATTGACACCAGTGATCTTGAAATTTATCCTGTGATCAAACGTTGGCAAAATGTTGAAGGTGTGGATCAATGGGTCCTGATTGACAACACTGACCAAACCACTGAAAATGGTGTGTTATTTGCAGATGCTCGTTGGAGCCCCACAGGTACTGTGGATCCAATCACAGGTAATCTGCCCACAATTGTGAGCCTGTTGACCAGCAATTACCTAGACGTTGATGCACCTGATTCTGCGCTGTATCCCACAGGCATGTTGTTGTTTAACACACGTCGTTCCGGATTCAATGTCAAGAGCTTCCAGGTCAATTACTTTAATGCTGCTAGTTTCAGCTATAACACCTGGAGCAACAGTACCAGCTATGCAGCAGGCGATGCAGTATTGTACAATGCAGTGTTGTATGTGGCTGTTCAGGCCAGTACCAATCAGAATCCTGCTTCACAAACATCGTACTGGGACCTGTTGACAACCAACAGCTGGGTAACAGCTTCTGGCAACAGAGCAGATGGCGCACCCAACATGGGCCGCCTGGCGCAACGTGCATTGGTTGTGGCAGCACTCAAGTCCGGTATTGATACCAGCATCACGATTCGTGAAGAACAAGCTGTGTTCAATCTCTTGGCATGTACAGCATATCCTGAATTGATTGTCAACATGTCTGCTCTCAGCAACGAACGCAACAACACTTGTTTTGTTGTGGGTGATACTCCCATGCGACTAGGCGCTAACGGAACCGATCTCGTGTCCTGGGCCACAAACAACAGCGGTGTTGGTACATTTGCCGGCGACGGCTTGACCACCAGCACACCTTATGCTGCTGTGTTCTATCCCAGCTGCCAGACCACAGACTTGGGCGGAAGCACAGTTGTGACAGCACCTAGTCACATGATGGTGCGCACAATTATCCGCAGCGATGAAGTGAGCTATCCTTGGTTGGCACCCGCTGGCACACGTCGCGGCGTGATTGACAATGCAGCCACGATTGGTTACATCAACAGTCAAACTGGAGAGTTTGTTACCATCGGCAACAATCAGGGCCTGCGTGACGTTGAATACATAAACCGTATCAATCCAATTACGTTTATTCCAGGTGTTGGTATTACCAACTTCGGCAACAAGACCATTTATGGTACTGCCAGTGCCCTGGACCGTATCAACGTAGCTCGCTTGGTTGCGTTCATGCGCGGCAGGCTAGAAGAAATTGGCAAGCAGTTCTTGTTTGAGCCCAACGATCAAATCACCAGAAACGAAATATCCAATGCCATCAACAGCTTGTGTATTGACCTGGTGGCCAAGCGTGGTATCTATGATTTCTTGGTTGTGTGTGATGATTCCAACAACACACCTGCCAGAATTGATGCCAATGAGCTCTGGGTTGATATTGCAATTGAACCTGTAAAATCTGTGGAATTCATCTACATTCCTCTGCGTCTCAAGAACACAGGCGAAATTGCTGCGGGACAAGTGGCCACAGCAACCACTGTTTAACATATCGTTAGACCAGGAAATGGGGTGGCAACACCCCATTTTTTTTGGCCTCAACAGAGGTAAATAACTGCATAGGAGATTACAAATATGGCCGTTGCATCATTAACACGAATGACAGTGCCCTTGGCAAGCGATCAAAGCGCGAGCAACCAAGGCTTGCTCATGCCCAAACTCAAATATCGCTTTCGAGTAATATTTGAAAACTTTGGTGTGAGTACACCACGAACAGAATTGACCAAGCAGGTGATTGATTTCAAAAGACCTAGCTTGACATTTGAAAACATTGAGATACCGATCTACAATAGCCAATTGCATCTGGCAGGCAAGGGCAAATGGGCCGAAACTACTTGTAACCTGCGTGACGATGCATCCGGTGCTGTCAGCAAGCTGGTAGGTGAGCAGATACAGAAGCAGATGGACTTTTTAGAAATGGCATCAGCTGCTTCTGGTATTGACTACAAGTTTACCACACGCTTTGAAGTGCTCGACGGCGGCAACGGCGGAGCCACACCAATTGTGCTGGAAACATGGGAATTGTATGGTTGTTTTCTGAGAAGTGTGGACTATGGCAACATGGCCTACTCTGAAAGCGCACCAGCAACAATTGCCATGACTATTGTGTTCGACAACGCTAATCAAACACCTAACGGCACAGGAGTTGGATCCACAATTGCCAGAACTGTCAACGACGTAGTCACAGGATAATCAACTATGGCTTTTGGCCAGGATTTCCTCAAAGGCTTTTTTGGTGGGCAAGGTCTCAAAGACTATGCCCACGCTTCCAAGACCTTTCGTACCAATGGA